GCCCCGATCGCAATCTTGGCCTTGCCCGCGCAGTCCCCCTCCACCACGTCGCGGTTTGCCGCGCTCGGCACGGCATTTTTCATCAGCACGTAGGTGTAGAGCGTGCCGCCGAAATAGCCCGACGCGACGGCGTTGTCCTTTCCGATCGTGTAGCCCGCCGAGCCTGCGGTCGCCGTGGCGAATGCCGCGCTGGCGATGTCGCCGTCGTTAATCTGCGCGTACAGGTTTGTGCCGTCATGCCATGCGGTGATGACGATCCTATCGCCAAGCACGAGCGCGGGCGTCGTGATCGTGACCGTGGTGTAGGCGGTGCCGTTGCCGGCCGAGACCTCGACCTGGTTGCTGGCGTTGATACGCACGATGTAGCCGGTGTTCGTGCCGGCGTCCGAGAACAGGGTTTGCGCAACGTTGCGCTTCTCGAACCGGATTGACGCGCAGAAAAACCAGCTCGTCGTGCTGCCGCCGCCCGATGCCACGCTCAGGGCATCATCCGTGCCGTCGAATTTCGCGCCGAGCGGGAATCCGGCCGTGTCGTAGTCGGTTGCGCTGCGCACCTCTTGATACGGGAGCGCGGCTTCGCTGCGGTAACGAATGTCGGGTCGCCACACCAGCACCGAGGCCGTCTGCTGCGGATATGTGCCGCGCGTGGCGATGTACCAGCTCGTGATCGCCAGTGAGGTCCGGGCAGGATCGGCGTCGATCTTCACCCAATCGCCGGTCAGGGTGTATTGGTAACCGCTGTACGGGCTGGCGGTGTTGGAGTGGGCGATTCGGACCTGCTTGCCGACATCCGCAGGGGTCGCCGCCTTGAGCCAAATAGACGTGCGCAGCAGTTCTGCCGTGTCGAGCGAATCGACGTTATGCAAGAGGCGAGATTCAGCCGCCGAGGACGCGACGTTCACGCAGTCGAAATCGACGCGGGTCGCGGTCATCGTGCCGTCCGGCGCGAGGCCAGCGTTCGGCGTGACCACGGGCGCGACCGCACCTCCGTTTCCGGTTCGGGTCCAGTTGGCGAGATTGTGCGAGGTGTCGACGCGATTCACCCGCCCGTTCAGCACCGGGCGTGCCGTGGTGCTACCTGTGGCGTTGGCGAGATTGGCCGTCTTGTCCAGCAGCACGTCGATCGCGTCATTCAGTGCCCCGACGCCGGTCGCCGTCTGCACCGCAGCGCGGTTGCCCGCATCAAGCACTCCGCCGAGTTGGCCGCGCTCGAAGAGGCGCAACGGACCGGACGGGAAAACTTGATCGTAGGGGTGCAGGAGGTAGGGCGGGATGTAGTCGTGGCTGTACCAATGCACGATATCCGCAGTCGGGCGCGCGGGCAGCTCCTCCCCAATGCCCTGCTGGACGACTGCGACGTACTGTAGCGACTCGCTACCGGCTGACAATGCAATCCCCCCACCCGGGTTGGTTGTATCAACTTCGACCATGACGGGAAGGTATTGCTTCTGCCCACGTGGCGCGGTGTAGGGGACACCGCCTGTCAGCGTGGACGTCGCCTGGTTCGCGGCGATGAGCCCAGCTTCGGTACCCGCGTCGAGCGTGACGATAGAGTTGATCGGATACGGACCGTAGGCGGCAAGCAGTTTGATTGTCATTTAGTGGCTCCGGGCGACAGACCCGCGCGCACGCGGGAGCATGCGCTTGGGTATGGCGTCAGGTGGATGGGCTTAAGCGGCCTGGACGGCCTTGTCGTCGAACTGGCCGCCCGCGATGAGGCTGGTGGCAGCGGCGATCGGGATTTCGCCGAACTCTCCGCACGCCAGGCCGAAGGCCAGTAGATCGACTAGCGCGCGACCGCGCACGGTTTCGGCGACGGGCGGGGCGGTGACTTCGAGCGGCGCTTCGGCGGTGGGCTTGGGTTGGGTCTTGCTCATGGTCTGCTTCTCCTTCGTTCAGCGCCCGGCTGGAAACCAGCCGGGCGAGCTGCTTCGCGCTGAGGTATCAGGTTGCGCTGTTCTGGTAGTACTTCACCGCGCCGCCGACGTCGGTGAAGTTGCCGCCCGAACGGGCCCAGAGGTTGAAACCGACTTGGCCCTTCTTGGCGTAAGCACTGTCGGTGTAGCGCTGCATCTCGGTGGCCGAGACCACGTCGCGGATGATGTAGAAGCTGAAGTCGCCGAACAGGATCGACTTGGCGTCGGCGGCCATCACCGGCATGTGGTTGTTGATGGTGACCGGATAGCCCAGGATGGTGTCGGGCGCAGCGCCGCCCAGTCCGTCGTAGCCCGGGATGAAGATCGGGCGGCCGGTGGAGTCCTTCAACTTCTTGATCACCTTGAAGCTGGCGTCGTTCATCATCCAGCGGCAGCGGCCGAGCTCGCGGTAAGCGGCGTCGACCGAGTGCTCGAGGTCGAACAGGTCATCGACGGTCACGGTGACCGTCTGGCCGGTAGCGCCCACCTTGCCGGCGCTCGCGGCCACTTGCACGCCACGCGGCTGGGCAGTGCCGGTGCCGGTGGTGAAGTGCTTGTTGGTGATGCGACCGACGCGCTGTGCGCAGCGGTTGGTGACGAAGGCGTCGATGTCCACCGAGGCGTCCTGCAGCAGCTCGACCGGCACGGCGACGACCTTGGACGAGTACTTGTACACGTCGATAGCCGTGGTGCCGAACGAGAGATCGAGATCCGACGCAGCAACGTTCTGCGCGACGATCTCACCCTCTTCCGCGGTGCCGTCGGAGTTGGGGAAGTTGATTGTGGCGCCGTTAGCGGTCTGCAGAACGGTGGCCACGGCGCGCATGCCGCCCAGGCTCTTGAGCGCATCGGCCACGGCGGCGGCGATGGTGGTGGCGACGGTGAAGCCGCCTTCGCTGCCGGTGGTAGTGCTCATGGTGTTGCGGATGACGTTCCAGTCTTCGGCCGACAGGGCGCGATCGCCGTTGCGCACCCAGTTCTCGAATACCTTGCGCACCTGCTGCGCTTGGGCGCCGCTGGCACCGTCGCGGCGGGCGCGGGCGGCGGCGGCATCGCCCACGGCGCCGGCCTGGTCTTCTTCACCCAGCAGGTTCATCGAGCGTTCGAGGCGATCGATCTGCGCCTTGATGTCGTCGATTTCTTTCAGGCCGGCGTTGTACTTCTCGTCGAGCTCCGGGGTCCAGGTGGTGTTCTTGTCCTCGACCATGGCCTTGATTTCGCGGGCGCGGGCGGCGATTTGCTCCCGCAGGGCTTGGATGCTTTGTGCCATTTCGGATTCTCCAGAGTGATGGCGTAAAAAAACCGCCTTGCGGCGGCTCGATGCGACGGCGCGGGAGCGCGTCAGAGCTGGCTGACCTCGAGGCGGCGTAGCGCCGCTGCGCGGTCGAAGATGGGCTGCGGAGGCAGGGTACTGCTGGCGACGGACTCCGGGCGGCGCGCGGCCGGCAGGCGAGCCGCAGGAGCGCGCGCGTAGGCGCTGAGGTCCCACGCAAGGGCGTTGGCCTCGGGGTTCTCTTCGGGCGTGACGGACTCGGCGCCCGCAATACGGTCGGCAAAGCCGCGCTCGACGGCCTGCTCGGCCGTCATCCAGGTTTCGGCGGCGAGCCACTCGCGGAGCTGGTCGATGTCCTGCCCCGTCTTCTCGGCATACGTCTTGACCAGCGTCTCGTCGATCATCTCGAGCAGCTCGGCTTCCTTGCGGATCTGGTCGGCATTGCCATAGGTCCATGTCCACGCCTTGTGGATCATGAACATCCCCCCTGGAGCGATGACGACCTCGGGGGCAGAGCGCGCAACGAATGACGCGGCAGAGGCGGCGAAGCCATCGACGTGCGCGATGACCCGGGCCGGGTGCTCGGCGATGAGCTGCTCCATGGCGCGCCCGGCGAATACGTCGCCGCCGGGAGAGTCGATACGCAGATGGATCACGCTGGCGGTGCGGTGGTCGGCCAGGGCCTTGCCGAGGGTGAGCGCGGATACGCCGCCCCAGTAGTCGTCGCGCACGATGACGTCGTAGAGCCAGATCGTGGCTTCGTCGTCGCCGGTGGATTCGGCGCGGAACTGGCCGGCGCCGCGGTTTGCGGCGAGCAGCGCCATGAGTCCGTTACGCATCTTTGGTGTCCTCGGTCTGGGGGTCGGGGGTGGCCGCGGGGGCCTTGCTGCCGGCGCGCAGGACGGTGTCGGCCCACGCCTCGTCGAGCGGCGGCATGTTGTGCAGGCGCCGCACCTGGTTGACGGTCATCCAGCCTTGGGCGCCGGGGCCGCCGAGCGCCTTGGACAGGTACTCGCCACGGGTCTTGCTGTCGCCTTGCAGGAGGGCGTCGACGTTGTGCTCGCCAAAGCGGCGGCGCTGCGGCCAGCATTTGCGGTTGATCTCTTGCCGGATGGCATCGAGGTGGCCGGTGAGCGTGTAGCGGATAAAGCCGATCGACATCTGTTCGATGCCCGTGCCCCAGCTGGTGGCGGCGTCGGTCTTGCCGATCATGTGCGGCGGCACGCCCATGATGCGGGCGATGTCTTCGACCGATTGCTTGCGGGTCTCGAGCAGCTGGGCATCTTGGGCGTTGAGCGTGATGGGCTTGAGCTCCATCCCGCCGACCAGTACGGGCGGGATGCCGGTCTCGTTGTAGTGCTGCCGCTGCTCGCCCCAAGTCTCGCGGATGAGTTCGCGCTGCTCCGCGTTGATCTTGAGTTCCTTCGGCACCACGATGGCGTGGTCGGGCCGGGCGCCACCACGGAAGAAGGTGGCGGCGTGGGTGTCTGCGGCGAGCGCGAGATCCGCGGTGTTGCCGAGCGCGGCCTGCACCGGGGTGAGCGAGCGCAGGCCGTTGAAGCCGATGCCGGGGAAGTGCAGTACGTCGTCCTGGTCGAGTTCGCGGCGCTCGATGCGCCCGTCGCCGAGGGTGGCGTGGATGATGTAGCGGTTGCGGCCATCGACGACATCAAGGCGCAGATCGATCGCCTCGAACGCTCGATGAACCTGCTGGGTGAAGAAGACCAGGCCGGCGCCGTGGGCGATGCCGCCGCCGCCCGCGCCCGCCGCGACGGCGCCAGCGGCGCCCAAGCGCAGCAGGTGCGCAAGGTA